TTGCATGATGATTGGAATCCTTATAATCATTTTACTTTAGTACCTTACTTTCCATATTTTAGAAGGGGCAAACCTTTTGGTATGGTGCGTAATTTAATTTCGCCACAAGAACAATTAAACAAAATTTCATCTCAAGAACTACACATTGTAAATACAACTGCAAACAGTGGTTGGGTAGTTGAGTCAGGTTCTCTTACAGGAATGACAGCAGATGATTTAGAAGAACACGGTGCGGAAACTGGTTTGGTGCTCGAGTACAATCGAGGATCGTCACCCCCCGGCAAAATACCACCTAACCAGATTCCCACCGGCCTTGATAGGTTAGGACAAAAAGCTGCATTAAATATAAAACAGATTAGTGGGGTCTCAGACTCTATGTTGGGTACAGACTCTCCTGAAGTATCAGGTGTTGCGATCCAACAAAAACAAAATAGAGGTATCTTGATGATTCAAGTACCTTTAGATAATTTAACAAAAACTAGACAGTATCTTGCTGAAAAAGTATTACAGCTTATACAACAGTACTACACTGAAGAAAGGTTAATTCAGATAACTGATGAAACAGATCCTTACAAACCTAGTGTTCCAGTGGCTGTTAATGTAATGACACCTGAAGGTTACATTGTTAATGATTTAACATTAGGTGAGTATGATGTAGTTGTAGATACTATGCCAGCTAGAGATACATTTGATGAAGTGCAATTTGCAGAAGTTATTCAACTTAGATCAGCTGGTGTACCAATACCAGATGACATGGTTGTTGAATATTCACACTTATCACAAAAAGGACTTATTGCTGATAGGATTAGAAAAGCTCAAGGAACTGGCGAGCCTACTGAACAACAAATTCAGTTACAACAGTTCCAGATGGAAGCACAAATTAGACAAACACAACTTGAGATCGCTAAGTTAGAAGCTGAAGTAACTAGATTACAATCAGAAGCTGAACTTAATATGGCTAAAGCCCAATCTGCTGAAGTAGATCCACAGTTGAAGATTGCAGAATTACAAAGTAAAATTCAAACTAAACGTGAAGAACTTGATTTACGTGAGAGGTTATCCTCAATGACTAATGAAATGAGGAAGAACCAAAGTGATACAGCAGCAGCGGCTAGATTAGCAACTGCAGCAATGAAGCCAAAGTCTAAATAATAGGAGGTTAATATGGCTAAAAGTAAGAAAGCGGAAGCTACGTCCGAGGAAGCTATTGTATTTGATAAGATGCCAGGCGGGGATGCAAAAGCCCCTCAGGCTACAGACTCATTTAAAGTTGATTTAGATTTTTCAGATGATCCAAAAACGGATGATGAAGAAGTAGTATTTCCGGAGGAACAAGAAATTGAAGAAATCTCACAAGAAGAACTCAAGGCTGAGGATGAAACTCCATCAGAAGAAGAACCAGAAACGGAACTTGCAGAGCAAGAAGAAACAGAAACAGTGGAGAGTGAAGAAAATACAACAGAAGCAACAGTGGAAACAGAAGACGAAGGAGCTGTACAGGAAGATGTACAACCAATTCAAGAAGAATCTACTGGATTAGATAAACAAAAAGCACCTATGGTGCCTAAATCTAGGTTAGATGAAGTGTTAGCAAAACAAAAAGCATTACAAAAACAGCTAGATGAACTCAATCAAGCTAAAACTGAAGCTGCTTCAGAGGCTCCAGAGTATGATTTTGCATCAAAAGAGGCTGAATACCAACAATTAGTGCTAGATGGAGAGACTGAAAAGGCTACTGCATTAAGAAATGAGATTAGAACAGCTGAAAAAGAGCAAATTATGTTTGAAGTACAGCAATCTACTACTCAAAACATCCAACAATCTACTGAAGTACAAGCAATTCAAGCAAAAGCAGTAGAACTTGAAGCAAAATACCCTATTTTTGACGTAAATAGTGCGGAACATGACGCAGATGTGTTAAAAGAAGCGCTAGAACTAAGAGATGCGTTCATGGCACAAGGTTATGAAGGCCCATATGCGTTAGAAAGAGCAGTTAACACTACTTTAACTATGCACAAACCTGAATTATTAGAAGTAGAGACTGTTGTAACACCTGATCCAAAGGTTGCAGAGTTAAATAAAAAGAAACAAGCTGCAAAAGTAACTAAAAAAATTGAAGCTTCTCAATCTCAACCTCCAGCAATGAAAGGTGAAGGCGCTTCAAATCGTGGCGATAAAGCAATAGATCTTACAAAGCTATCTCAAAAAGAGTTTGATGCTCTTCCAGAAGAAACTTTACGAAGATTGCGTGGAGATTTCGGATAGTATAGTATACTATATACATACGTCCGTTAAGACGATACTTAACCCTCGTCGCAGAGGTAAAAAAACGTTATCGTCAATCAAGACGTAAAACATGATCGAGCTCGTGTTCGTCACCATCACGTAAACGTTTCCCAACGACAAAGGGTAGACGGGTAAAAGTCGCCCCAGAATATAGCGACTGGTTAACTTTTAACTATAAAGGTATATAAATGGCTAATACAAACTTTAGCGCGTTGACCAGTGAACAGCTCACCATCTGGTCTCGTGATTTTTGGCGTGTTGCGAGAAATATGTCCTTCATTAATCAATTCGCAGGTAGCGGACCTAACTCAATGGTTCAGGAAATTTCTGAACTTACTCAATCCGAGAAAGGAGCAAGAGCAGTATTAACACTTCTTGCTGACATGACTGGAGACGGTATTGTTGGGGACAACACTTTAGAAGGAAATGAAGAGGCACTAAGATCTTTCGACATCGTCGTGCAGCTTGATCAATTAAGATTTGCTAACAGACTTTCTGGTAGATTGGCGGATCAAAAATCAGTTGTGAATTTCCGTGAGCATTCAAGGGATGCCCTTGCTTATGCAATGGCTGATAGGATAGACCAACTTGCGTTCTTATCGCTTGCTGGTATTGCTTACACCAATAAAAACAATGGTGCTTTAAGATCTGTTCTTACTTCAGGACAGAACCTTGGAGATCTTGCGTTTAATAGTGATGTAACTGCACCAACAAGTAACAGACACAAGAGAATCAGTGGTGATAACCTTGCCGCTGGTGCTGTTACATCTATTACTGCTACTGATAAACTTAAGTACAGACATATTGTCGATCTAAAAGCTTTTGCTAAAGATCAGTACATTAGGGGTATGAGAGGTGCTGGTAATGAAGAGATGTTCCATTTCTTTGTGACTCCGCAAGTAATGGCTGATCTTAAACTCGATTCAGACTTCTTATCAAACGTAAGAAGCGCTGGAGTAAGAGGACCTAACAACGAACTATTTGCTGGATCTTCTAGCTTAATGGTTGACGGTGTTATGGTTCACGAGTTTAGACACGTACCAAACACATCTGGTGCTACATCTGGATCAAGCAGTAATGCTGGTTCTGCTGGGTACAAAGGTGGTGCGAATGCTGATGTTGATTATGCATCATGTCTATTCTGCGGTGCTCAATCACTTGCAATGGCTGATATTGGTCTTCCAGAAATAGTCGAAGATACTTTTGACTATGGAAACCAAAACGGTATTTCAATTGGTAAGATTTTTGGTCTTAAGAAGCCTAAGTACAATTCTGACGTAACTGGTCAGGACGAAGACTTTGGTGTTATAAGATTAGATGTCGCATTCTAATTGTGATAACATTTTACAGGTGGCTAGCGTGATGTTAGTCACCTGTATTTTTATTAAGGAGTAAAATATGAAAGTAGTATTCGAACAAGATAGTTATGTCGCGTCTACTTGGGGCCATGCTGAACATTTTAAAGCTGGCGAGCCTAAGGAAGTAGGTAAGGATTTTGGAGTGCTTTGTTTACAAAATGGTGCAAAAGAATATGAAGAACCAAAAGTAGAACAACCTAAAGCACCTGTTAAAAAGAAAACAGTTACAAAAAAGAAAACTAAATAGTCATGGGAACAATTACTGGGGCAAATATAATATCTAGAGTACAAGATACTTTACAAGATACTACAAGTGTAAGATGGCCAGAAGCAGAACTGCTTCGTTATATAAACGATGCTCAAAGAGAAGTCGTTAATCTTAGACCTGATGCTTCAGCTACTACATCAAATGTTCAATTAGTTACTGGTACAAAACAAACACTACCAACAAATGGATTAAGGTTAATAAAAGTAACCAGAAATATGTCTGATACTTCTGGTGGTGCTACAGGTGGTAGAGCAGTTCGTATTGTAGATATAGATATTCTTAATACTCAAGAACCTGATTGGAATGATCCAACAGTTACTGGAGATGCCGCACATGGCACAACTGTAAAACATTACATTTTTGATCAAGATGATCCTAGAAGTTTTTATGTATATCCAGGAGTTTCTGGAAATGCTTATGTAGAGATTGTGTTTTCTAAATCTCCTACTGACTTAAGTAGTACGTCTTCAACAATAGATATTGATGATACTTTTGCAAATGCCATAATTGATTTTGTTTTATTTAAAGCATACTTAAAAGATGCTGAATACGCAGGCAATGCTCAAAGATCAAATCAACACTATGCATTATTTAACAATAGCTTAGGACAAAGCACTGCAGCGTCAAATGTAACTAATCCAAATTTTGACTACGCGGGGTCTAAAGCAGTTCCGAACGTAGGAGGATAACGCTATGGCGAGTTTTAGTTCGCTAGTAAAAGAGGTACTACCCTATGTACCTGGTTGTCCCGACACTCTTGTAGAATCTAATTTAAGAGCATCAACAATTGAACTTTGTGAAAAATCAAAAGCATACATTGTTGAGTTAGATGTTATTACAAGTATTAGTGGAGTGTTCGAATACGAATTCGACCAGCCCACTGGTACTGATGTACATCAAATACTTTGGATGACCTATGATGGTGAAGACATGGATCCCATTAGTCCACGTAGTTTAGAATTAAATTATCCAGATTGGAGAGATAGAACTGGAGTACCTGAAGTTTACTTACAACAGAACCCAGATCTTTTTTATGTTGCACCCGTACCTAATGTTACAAAAACAAATGGGTTCAGAGTTAGTGTAGCGTTAAAGCCTACAAGATCTTCTAATAATATAGATACAGATTTTTCAACAGATTATAGAGATGGAATTATATTTGGAGCCTTATGGAGACTCTTAAGAATACCAGCTAGAGAATGGAGCAACCCTAGTGCAGCTGCTGACTATAGAAATCTTTTTGATGAACAAGTCAAAGAAGCAGAAGCAAGAGGAAGAGGTGGTGATCTTGGAGTAAGAAGG